AGAAAAGAAGTTTTTTATAAAGTTTTAGAAAAATATATAGAAGGAAAGCAAAGTTATGATTATGCGTTTAAAAGTCAAAAAGGTAATCATATAGAAGTTGATAGTTACGCTAGGATATTAAAAAAAGCTGGTGAGTATTTTAAGTGTTATCATTTAGGAGCTCATACACCAAGAAAAACATATGCTTATAATTTATTTGTTAATAGTGGGAAAAATTTATTACTTGTGCAATTAGCACTAGGACATTCATCTCCAGACACTACTATTAGATATATTGGAGTAGATGAAGATTTTGTAAATGAGTATAGTGAAGGATTAGATGATTTAATTTGTATTTAAAATCTAATACCACATTACGAGGAATACAGTATTAAAGGTAAGATTTTTAGTGTGTATATATAGTAGAAACTTTTTTTAAAAAAGGAAGGTTCTTTATATTATATACGGAGTGTTTTGGGACGAAATACGAATGTTTTTTAGAGATGTTTATTCGTTAAGTTAAAAAATTAATATATTTTGGAGGGGGAAATGGAGAATGATTTAGTAATTTCATCACCAGAATTATCAAAAGAAATAGCAAAAAGATTAGAAAAAAATAATGTTGTTTTATTAGATATTAATGATGGAAGTAGGATTATATTAGATGACTTAGCAAAAGATTTATTAAAGCAATACTATTACTCTAAAGAATAATTAGTAGGAGGAATTGATGATGAAAGATAAAGAAGAAATTATTAAGCTTAGAGATATGTATTTAGATTTAGCAGAACTATGTGATGAACTTATCAATATATCTGATAGAGCCGAAAAAGGTGAAGATGTTGAAAAAGAATTAAATGAAGTAATAGGAAGTATAGTTCTTAAAACTATGTTTATACAACAAATGAGTTAAATGATTTAAGGAGGGATTGTAATGAGTTTTCTTAAGGAGTTGGTTAGTAGACCAAAAGAACAAGTATATGAAGGTGCAAAGGTATGGATAACAACAGGAAACTATCCTAAGAAGCTAGGATATAAACCAAGAACAGGATATAAAGATAATAGTTACTTAGATACTATATTTAAAAAAGACGAGGAGGATATTAATATGAAAAATATGTGTAAATGTAAAAGGTGTTATGGTTGTGAACATTTAGAGGAACCAGTTGCATTAAATTTAGAATTTGGTGTTTTAAGAGAAGATGAAATTAAAACAGATGATGAATTAATGAAAGAGGTTAATAAGGATATTCTTAATGAAGAAGAAAAGATATTATTTGTACAGGCTAAAAATCACATGAAAGAAGAATGGATAATTGAAGAACAGGAAAAATTGCAAGAAATAACAGGGATGAAAGTGTGTATATTAAAAGCTGGTTTTTCTTATATTGGAATTAAGTAAAAGTATGGCTAGAGAGTTTGCTAAAAGCTTTTACAATAGTAAAGCTTGGAAGGAATGTAGAGAATATATATTTCGTAAGTTTCATGGTTTATGTGTAGAGTGTGGTAAGCCAGGGGAAGAAGTACATCATATAGAACATATAACTCCATTTAATATTAATGATCCAGAAATAACTTTAGGGGAAAACAATTTAATATTGCTATGTAAAGATTGTCATTTCAATAAGCATAGAGAAAGTAATCCATTGTCAAATAACTTTAAAAGAAATAGAGTTACAAGCAATGGTTTTTATTTTGATGAGACTGGTAATTTAGTTCCTATAAAGAAATATATTGTGTATGGTTCTCCAGCATCAGGCAAGACAACTTATGTTAAAGAGCATAAGACTATTGGTGATTTAGTTATAGATTTAGATTTAATAAAGCAAGCCATAAGCATGGAAGGTAGAACAAATGATACTGACAATTTATTAGACTTAGCAATAGGAATAAGAGATTATATCTATAAGAGAATAGAGAACAATGATATAAATACTAAAGCTATTTGGATAGTAGCTTCACTACCTAAGAAGGAAGAGAGAGAAGCACTAAGAGATAGGTTGAACGCAGAGTTAATATTCATAGATAAAAATATAGATGAATGCTTAGATAATGCATACAACGATATGAATAGAAAAGATAAAACTTTACAGAAAAAAATAATAGAAAAATGGTTTGCTAGCTACAAAGCGTAGCCCCCCCATAAAATTTTTCTGGGGGGAGCCTAAAAGACCGTCGGAGTTAGACTTTAATTTTCCCCAAAATGAAATTTGGAAATGGGAGGGGGGTTAGTTTTTGGAACAATACGAACATTTACAAAGAGAAAACAATATAAAAAAAGAGTTTAACAGATTAAAAAATATATACAAAAAGTTTACTCCAGATAAATTACCAGCTATTGAGGAGCTAATAAGAAACGCTGCTTTTATGAAAGTTATGCTAGAGGAATTCAGGGAAACACTAATTAAACATGGAACAACAGAACTTTTTAAGCAAGGAAAGCAAGAGATAACTATAGAAAGGCTTGAATCCAAACAATACTTACCATATATTCAGAGATACACAGTAATTATGAAAGATTTAATAGGTTTGTTACCTCCTAGTGAAGCTAAAAAACAGGAAGATGAATTAACTAAGTTTGTTAACAGGAAAAAGGAACGAAAAAAATAATGACATATATTGAAATGTATTATAACAAGATTATGTCTGGTGAAATAGTTGCTTGTAAAAGAATAAAGCAAGTTTATTCTATGCTAGTTGATAAATTGCATCATCCTGAAAAGTATGAGCCTTGGGTTTTTGATGAAGAATGTGCAAATGACTCAATAGAATTCATAGAAACTTTTTGTAAGCAGGCACAAGGAGATTTAGGAGCACCACTTGAGTTAATGCTATTTCAAAAAGCTAAACATCAAGCTGTATTTGGATTTGTTCATAGAGATACCTTAATGAGACAATATAGAGAAGTTTTAGATATTCGAGGTCGTAAGAATGGAAAAACAACAGAACTTGCTTGTGATGAATTATATATGCTTGTTGGAGATGGTGAGGGCTCTCCAGAAGTATATAATATTGCTACTAAATTAGAACAGGCTAAAAAAGGGTTTAATGAATGTTGTAAAATGATACAACAATCTCCGTCATTAAGGAAACATCTTAAAAAAAGAAAGTCAGATATTTATTTCCCTTTAAACTATGGAAGTTTACAAGCACTTGCAAGTAACTCTAATGGGTTAGATGGACTGAATTCTCATATGGTTACTATTGATGAGCTAGCAGCTATAAAAAATCGTGATATATATGATTTGATGAAACAGTCAATGTCTTCAAGAAGGCAACCATTATTAAATTGTATAACTACTAATGGATTTGTTAGAAATGGAATATTTGATGCACAGTATGAATATGCTTGTAAAGTTTTAGATGGTAAGGTCAAGGATGATAGATTCTTGGCTTTTATTTATGAACTTGATGATAGAGACGAATGGGATAAAGAGGAATATTGGATTAAAGCGAATCCAGGACTTGGAGTTATTAAAGGCTTTGATTATTTAAGAGACTTTGTAAATAAAGCTAAAGCAGATCCGGCATTTAAACCAACTGTAATGGTTAAAGATTTCAATATGAAAGAGAATTCAGCTACAACATGGTTAAGGTGGCATGAATTAAATAATGAAGAGACATTCGATATTAAATCAATGGGATTTAGATATGGAATAGGTGCTTTTGATTTAGCTGAAACAACAGATTTAGCAGCAGCTAAGGTTTTATGTATGAGACCTAATGATGAAAATATTTATATTATTTCTATGTACTTTATTCCAGAAGAAAAATTAAATAAAGAGGAAGATAACAAAGATGGAGATAGTGTTCCTTATAGGCTTTGGGAAAAGCAAGGTTTATTAAGAATTTGTCCAGGGAATAAAGTTAACAAGTATCACATGCTTGAATGGTTTAAGGAAATGAGAGATGAATTTGATATTTATATACCTTGGATAGGATATGATCCTTGGCATGTTGATGATAGTTTAGAGGAAGCTTATAAAAATGAATTTGGAAGAGAATCTATGATTGTTGTTAGACAAGGAAAGATTACATTAAGTTCGCCAATGAAAGAATTGAAGGCAGATTTAGAAGCTAATAGAGTAATTTATAATAATAATCCAATAGATAAATGGTGTTTATCTAATATTGAGGTACAGAGTGATATAAATGGAAATATACAACCTATTAAGGGGATGGATTCAAGAAAGAGGATTGATGGAGGAGTTGCCCTAATAATAGGTTACGTAATTCTAAAAGATAAAATGTCAGAGTATGAAAATATGATCTAGAAAAAGGGGGGAGGAGAAAATGGGGATTTTTAAAGGGTTAAAATTTTTCAATAAGTCATCATCAGCAACAAGGTTTCAACTAATAACTGAAAAAGGCAATGGATATTATTCATGGAATGGTAAGTTATATCAAAGCGATATAATAAGAGCTTGTATAAGACCTAAAGCAAAAGCAGTAGGAAAGTTAGTAGCAAAACATATAAGAAATAATAAAGCTGAAGGTTTTGATGTTAATCCTGAACCTTATATAAGATTTTTACTTGAAGAACCTAATCCATATATGACAGGGCAATTAATGCAAGAAAAAATTACAATACAATTACAATTGAATAATAATGCTTTTGTATATATTCATAGAGATGAATTTGGTTATCCAATGGAGTTATATCCAATACCAGCAAGTGCAGTAGAAGCTATTTATGATAAAGAGGGTTTATTGTATTTAAAATGTATTATGGACAATGGGAAAATAGTTACATATCCATATTCTAATATAATACATTTAAGACAAGATTATAATTCAAATGATGTATTTGGAGAAAGTCCACATATGGTACTAAAACCATTGATGGAGATTGTAACAACAACAGACCAAGGGATTGTAAAAGCAATTAAAAATGGTGGAATAATAAGATGGTTATTAAAGTTTAATCAAACTTTAAGACCAGAGGATTTAGACAAAGAAACAAATAGGTTTACTGAGAGATTTCTTTCTATTGAAAATTCTGGCGGAGCTGCTGCAACTGATGCCAAAATGGATGCTAAACAAGTTGATCCTAAAGATTATGTACCCAATGCAGTACAAATGGAGAAAACTGTTCAGAGATTATACTCTTATTTCAATACAAATGAGAATATAGTACAAAGTAAATATGATGAAAATGAATGGAACTCTTACTATGAAAATGAAATTGAACCGTTAGCAATGCAACTAAGTAATGAATTTACTAGAAAGTTATTTACTAGAAGAGAAAGAGGATTTGGAAATAAAATTATATTTGAAGCTTCTAATTTGCAATATGCATCAATGAAAACTAAACTTGATCTACAGTCTATGGTCGATAGAGGGGCTATGACACCAAATGAATGGAGAGAAACAATGGGATTGGCACCAGTTGAAGGTGGAGATAATCCTATAAGAAGATTAGATACAGCTGTAATTAATGATAATGCTACGAAAGGGGGTAAAGAATAATGGTAGATATAGATATCAAAGGTGACATTATCGAAGACGATAGTCAATGGATTTATGATTGGATAGGATGGAGTTATACGAGCCCTAGAAATGTAATTAATAAGTTAAAAGAAGCAAATGGACAACCAGTTACATTAAAGATAAATTCACCAGGAGGAAGTGTATTTGCTGCAAGTGAAATTTACACTGAACTTAGAAATTATACAGGAGATGTTAATATTCAAATTGTAGGATTAGCAGCAAGTGCAGCAAGTGTAATTGCTATGGCTGGTAGAAGCTCAATGTCACCTACAGCTCAACTTATGGTACATAATGTATCAACTAAAGCGGGTGGTGATTATAGAGTAATGGAACATACTGCAGAGGTACTTAAAAATGCAAATGATACTATTGCAAATGCTTATATTGCAAAAAGTGGAATGACAAAAGAAGAAGCTTTAGAATTGATGGACAATGAATCTTATTTATCAGCTCAAAAAGCAAAAGAACTAGGATTAATTGATGAAATTATGTTTGATAATGTGCAAAGTAGATTAATTAATAATGTTAATTTAAGATTATATAATTCTCTTTCATCAATTCCTGAAGAAATTTTAAATTTAATTAATAAATCAAATAATCAACCTATTATTAA